GGTGGTCTAGTAGATACTGGAAAGAAAACTGTATCTGGTAGAACTATATGGAATGATGGTGGACAAGACTATTCAGAACGTACAACTACATTTCAGATAGGTAATAGATTTTATACTATGCCTACAGTAGCAGAAGATGGTTCACAATACAGCGATGATGTTATGAAAAATTATGTAGAAAAATATGGACCTATTGATTTTATTACTGGTGAAGAGTTACCTACCTTTGCAACAGAAAAAGAAGCAGTAATGTATGCAATAGAAAGATCAGATACAAGAAAAGGAACAGAGCAGTGAAGAATACAAAAGAACAAATGAACTTGTTTAAGTATGGTGGTCTTAAGGATGATGGTAGGGATAAAGATCCTGTATCTGGTAACAATGTTCCTTCTGGTTCTATGGCTAAAGAAGTACGAGATGATCTTCCTGCCATGCTTTCTGAAGGAGAGTATGTAGTTCCTGCTGATGTAGTTAGATACTTTGGTGTAAATTATTTTGAAGATTTACGTAATAAAGCAAAATCAGGCTTGACTGATATGGAAAAAGATGGTAGGATAGGTGGTGAACCAATTGATAAACCTATCATGGCTAGTCAAGGTGCACTAACTACTGCCTCTGTAACTAATCCAAATCGATATACTGGTGAGTTTAGCTTTGAAAGACCGGGAGCAGGATCTTATAAAGACGATGGTTATGAAGCACCAAGTCCTACTACCTGTGCTGCAAAAGGTAAAACATACGATCCTATTCTAAGAGTCTGTGTAACTTCACCTATCGCTCCACAAGCAGTTAACATACCACCTCCTGTTACCTATGTACCTAGAGTAAGTACAAGTGGTGGTGATGATAATGGACCACAAGAACCTATGAGAGATACTAACACTGGAGAAACTTTTGGCATTATTGGTGGTGGAGATTGGTATGAAAAAGCTGATTGGAGTGATCCACAAAAAACTACAGAACAATTTTTTCAGATTCCTGATCTTGGACCTACAGTAATTGGTGGGATAGTTGGCATGACAGGGGGAAGTATTGCTATATCTAAATCTAAAGCTATGAAAAATATTTATGAAGTTATGGGTGATGTTGAAAAAGCTAAAGTAATAGACGACAAATTAAGATTTGAGTTTGAAGCTAATAAAAATTTAAAGTATACTGATAGAACTATTAATGCTATTATTGGCTCTGATGGTGACTTAAGAACTATTAGGGCTTTAAGAGATGCAGGTGTAGATGTTCCAAGTAACCTTAGGGATGAAGAGTTTCAAGAATATTTGACTAAGTTAAAGTCAGATGTTGATAGTGTCAGAAGAATTAAAAATAAATATGGTACAGGTGGACCTAATCTTAGACCTAAAGAAAAAGTATCAACTCCAAAATATAATATGTTTGGTGATTTAGTTAAATCAGACGGATCAAATTCAGATGAGGTTTTGCAAAAACAATCTATGGAAGCTGGAGATCCGTCATTAGTAGCAATTCAACAGGCACGACAAAACCCAATAACACAAAGTAGGGCTGATCAATTTTTTGGTACTTCTAGTGGTGGAGGTAGTCCTGTAACTGTAGATAAACCAGCTAACAAATTAAACTGGGAAGATGTAAGACAATTAAGAGCTTATGATAGTGGGGCTAATAGACAGAAGCTTGCTGAGTGGGAGGCTAGTAGTAAAACTAAAGGACAAGAGGGAAGCAGTCACTCAGGTGCAACAAAAGGTGAGTCAGGATGTTTCTTAACCACTGCTATAGTAGAACATAGAGGTGAAGCTGATGATGGACCTACCTTAACAAAGCTGCGTAACTTTAGAGATACCTACTTAGCAGACTATCCAGAAGAAGTTAAGAAGTATTATCAAGTTGCACCTAAGATTGTTGCAGCTATACCTAAAGATAATCCTACATGGGATTGGGTAGGTAAACAAATTGACTCTGCTATTGAGCATATTGATAATGACATGCTGGATAAAGCCCATCAAACTTATAAGAGTATGGTGTTAGAGTTAGAAACAAATTGGTTAAAGAAAGCGTAGACTATGGAAAATGATGCTCACGGTCAATATCTTGAAGATGTACAAAAACGTATAATGAATCTTTCTGATGAAGAAAAGACAATGCTGATAGAATTTAAAAGAACACCAGAAGCAAATCTAGTTGCTAAGATAGTTGGACCTGACGTTGCTGGATTAGGTGGCGTTGAGGTAGATCAATTTGAAGACGCTATCACTAGAGAATCCCAACCACAACAACGACAAGAAATGCCTACTCCTCCGGGACTAGGGATGAGACGACCCCAATAAGGCTACTCAGCTAAGGCTGACCCCAACATAAGGAAAAAAATATGCCTGAACTACAAACTATGGAATCACCAAAAACTGCAGGATTTGTAAATCCTAATCACAATAACAGAAATCGTAAACGTATAGAAGAGGATGAAAAAGAAATTGAAAATCTTCTTAAAGGTGACGAGGAAGAACAAGAAGAAAAGGTAGAAGCTAAAGAAGAAGAGACTGAAGAAACACCAGTATCTCCAGAGGAGCGAACCTTTAAGAAACGCTATGGTGATTTACGTAGACACACTCAGCAAAAAGAAAAAGAGTGGGAAGAAAAATTTGCTAAACTAGAAAAGCTTGCAAGGCAAGAAGGTATTGTACCACCTAAGTCAGATGAAGATCTAGAAGCTTGGATGAAAGAGTACCCTGATGTTGCAGGTTTTGTACAAGCTACTGCAGCTAAACAAGCTCAAGAGATGTTTGATAAAGCTAACATCCGTATTGAAGAACTTGATAATGAACGCACAGAACTTAAACGTACTAGTGCTGAGTCTATAATTAGAAAGACGCATTCAGACTTTGATGATCTACGAGCAGCAGATGAGTTTCATGATTGGGCAGATGCACAACCCAAATGGGTTAAAGATGCTTTGTATGAAAACTCAGATGATCCACAATCTGTTATCCGAGTAATTGATCTTTACAAAATGGATAAGGGTCTTACCCCTGCAGATAAGAAAAAGAAAACTAAAGATGCTGCTAAGACAGTGGCTAAGAATAATAAGACTCAAGTAGATGTAGAAGACGTTTCTAGCTCAGTAAAAGAATCAGAAGTAGCTCGCATGTCTGCTAAAGAGTTTGAAGAACGATCAGATGAAATTAACGCTGCATTACGTAGTGGTAAATTTATTTATGATATATCTGGCTCTGCTAGGTAAATTAACTATTGACAAATAGAAAATCAATAGTATAACTAGGGGATATAACAAAAGCCTCATCTAAGGTGACTACCTTTTGTATTACATACCCTACACATATTGAAGTCAAACTTACTATAAGAACACCTGTTTAATATAGGCCCAAGTATTATTAATAGCGCAAATTAATATAACTTGCACCCTAAGATGTGACAGCCTCTTACTATGATGTTTAACTTAAAAAGCCTAAACTTTTTATAGGAGGATTAAACATGGCTTTTACAACAGCAACAGGTTATGGGAATTTACCAAACGGTAATTTTAGCCCTGTAATCTATTCAAAAAAAGTACAGCTTGCATTCCGCAAGAGTACTGTATGTGGTGATATTACCAACTCTGATTATTTTGGTGAAATTGCCAGCCAAGGTGATACCGTCAAAATTATTAAGGAGCCAGAAATTTCTGTTTCCGAGTATGCGCGTGGTACTAACGTAACTGCACAAGACTTGGAAGACGAGGATTTCTCTCTTGTTATTGACAAAGCTAATTACTTTGCTTTCAAAATGGATGACATTGAAGAAGCTCACAGCCACGTCAATTTCATGGACCTTGCAACCAACCGTGCTGCATATCGTCTTGCTGATCAACATGACCAAGAAGTTCTTGGTTATATGTCTGGTTACAAACAGTCTTCTTTGCACTCACAAGCTGATGCACTGAACACTACTGTGAACGGTACTAAAGCAGTATCAACTGCTGGTTCTAATGAACTGCTCTCCTCTATGCAGCTGCATAAGGATGACTTTGGCAACATTACCACAAGCTCTGCAGGAACACACTCTATTCCTCTGGCTGCACGTTTGCCCGGTGCTACTGCACTTCCAACTGCTACGGCTTCACCAGCAATGGTTGTTGCTCGTATGGCTCGTTTGCTTGATCAACAACAAGTTGACAAACAAGGCCGTTGGATTGTAGTTGATCCAGTATTCATGGAAATTCTTGCTGATGAAGATTCACGCTTCATGAATGCAGACTTCGGTGAATCAGGTGGATTGCGTAATGGTTTGACTATTAGCAACTTCCACGGCTTCCGTGTATACTCCTCGTCTAACTTGCCTTCTTTGGGTACTGGACCAGGAACTACTGGTACTGCCAACCAACTGACTAACTTTGGTGTTATCGTAGCTGGTCATGATTCTGCTGTAGCAACTGCCGAGCAGATCAATAAAACAGAAACATATCGTGACCCTGACAGCTTTGCTGACATTGTTCGTGGTATGCATCTATACGGTCGTAAGATTCTTCGTCCTGAAGCAATCGTTACTGCCCGTTATAACGCAGCTTAAGGGAGTAATAAACTATGGCTACTTATGACATGACTTCCAGTGATACTGCTGGCGTTGGGGCAAACGTTCTTGCTGTTCCAACCAATGTTGGTAACACTGTACGAACCATTGAAGCAATCCTAGATATTGATGCAATGGTTACTGCTGGTTACTCTGGCGCAAACGGTGATGTTTTCCAACTTTTGGAAATCCCTGCTGAATCAGTTATCGTTGCTGCTGGTGCAGAAATCATGAAACCTTTCACGACTTCTTGTACTGCAGATATTGACTTCGCTGGTGGCGATGACATTATTGACGGTGCTGACTTAACTGCTGCTGCTGGTACATACCTTGCAAAAGGCACTAACGGTGAAGCTAACGTTGTCAATACAGGCGCAGCTTCTACGTTTGCTGCTGCTGCTTTGGCATGTGTTGGCGCTGCTGATACTATTGACGTTACTATTGCTGGTGCTGCACCTGCTACTGGACGCCTTCGTGTCTATGCAGTAGTTGCAGATGTTTCGGCTGCAAAAACTGAGGCTGCTGTTGCTCAACGTGACCTCATTTAATAAAACTATATACTTTGGGGCTGGCTACATGCTGGCCCCATTGGTGCATCAAGTTTATGAAACTAAAAATTCTTGGGGCAAAAACCTATTTAGGAATTACAATGGCTCTTACTTTTCTTTCATTAACTAATAGTGTTATCACTCGTATGAACGAAGTGGAGTTAACTTCTAGTAATTTTACTAGTTCTAGGGGTATACAAACTCAATGTAAAAATTCCGTTAATGAAGCTATACGATATATTAATCAAACAGAATTTGGATATTCTTTTAATCATGCTAGTAACTCTTCTACCCTAATAGCAGGACAAGCTAGATATACAATACCTACAAGTACAAAGTCTATAGACTATAGTACAGCCAGAATTAAAAAAGATAGTGACCTCAATGCTGCAGGAAATAATTTAGCTACACTAAACTATAGAGAGTACATTGAAAAAGACTACGCTAATAAAGAAGATGATGTAGTAGCAACTACTCTAAATGGATCACACTCTGACAGTGTAGCTACACTAACACTTGCATCTACTACAGGGCTTGATGCTACAGGTACAGTACACATTGGTGGGGAGCAAGTTACTTATACTGGTATTTCAGGTAATGACATTACAGGTTGTACTCGTGGTGCTAATAGTACTACTGCAGCTACACATGCAGATGAAGTTGCTGTGACACAGTTTGATGCAGGTAGTATACCAAGAAGTATTGTACGTACTCCTGATAATAACTATCTTTTATACCCCTATCCTGATAAAGCATACACATTAGCTTTTGATTATTACACATTTCCTAGTGATCTTTCTGCACATGGAGATACAACTACAATTCCAGAAAGGTTTGCCCCTGTAGTAGTAGATGGTGCTACTGCATATGTATATCAGTATCGAGGTGAACTACAACAGTATCAATTAAACTTTGCTAGGTTTGAAGAAGGTATTAAAAATATGCGTAGTCTATTAATTAATAAGTATGAATATATTAGATCCACTGTAACTAACAGGCCAAGCAGTTCAGCTAATTTTATGTCTGGGGTTAATTAATGCCTGATAGTTCTAGAGCGCAACCAGTCGCATTTAATTGTGAAGGTGGATTAGTTCTTAACCGATCTAACTTTATTATGCAACCAGGAGAGGCACTACAACTAGAAAACTTTGAGCCTGACATTTCAGGTGGCTACAGACGTATTAGTGGCTTTCGTAAATACGTAAATGCTGTCGTACCTCACACTAGCTCTAGCTCTGAATCACTGTTAATGATTGCTAACTTTGACAATAAAGTAGTAGCAGCCAGAGGTGAAAAGATATTTAGTTCTGCTTCTGCTGAGTTATCTATTGCTATTGCAGCAGATACAAGCATGACAGGATCAGGTACTATTACTGTACCATCTACTACAGGGTTTTCTTCTAGTGGTACGCTACAGCTTAACTCAGAGATATTTACTTACACAGGTAAAACATCTACTACTTTTACAGGCGTAACTAGGGCTGTATCTTCTACTGCAGCAGCACACTCTAAACTTGATGTAGTATCAGAAAGCTGGACTGTTAGAGACACAGGCAGAACCAGTGCTGCAAAGTACCACTTTGAAAGATATAACTTTGACGGTAACGAAAAGATTATTTGTGTGGATGGGGTCAATGCTCCTGTAATATTTAACACTTCTATGGCAGCAGCAGATGTTAGTGATAGTAGTGTAGCAGGTGCTACTGTTGTAGCTGCATACAGAAACCATATGTTTTACGGTGGTAAGTCTACTACACCACAAGAGGTAGTATTTAGTGAGCCGTTTGATGAAGACGGGTTTAATAGTGGTCAAGGTGCAGGTAGTATTAAGGTTGATGATACTGTAGTTGCACTAAAGGTTTTCCGTGATAGCTTGTTTATCTTTTGTGAAAACAGAATATTTAAACTTACTGGTTCTAGTTCTTCTGACTTTTCTGTGCAGCCTGTTACTAGAAACATTGGTTGCATTAACAGCTTTACCGTACAGGAATTTGCAGGTGACTTAATTTTCCTTGGTCCTGATGGATTGCGTACTGTTGCTGCGACTGCACGTATTGGTGATACTGAACTGGGTACTATTAGTAAAAACATCCAGACTGTATTTGATGAGAACATTAAAGATGCTGGAGCGTTTGACTCCGTAGTTATACCCGATAAGACCCAATATCGCATATTCTTCACTAAAGATGGGCAAGGACAATCACTATCTAAAGGTGCTATCTGTGTTCTTAAAAAGGAAGCATTTGAGTTTTCTGAAACAAGAGGCATACAGGTAGCCTGTACGGATACTTTTGTTGAGTCAGGTGATGTAATTGTTTTACATGGTGACACTACAGGCTTTATTCAAAGACAAGAATCAGGTAATGACTTTGATGGTACAGCTATCTTAGGTAGATACAGAAGTCCTGACATGAGCTTTGGAGACAGTGGTATCCGTAAGCACATGCAACGGGTTATCATTAACTACAAACCAGAAGCAGACATTGATGCTGACTTAATACTTAGATACGACAACGAAGATACAGATTCTGCTAGACCTGCAAATTACCCACTAGATACAGCTAACGTGGCTGCACAGTATGGTTCTGCTACATACAGCACACAAGGCAGTGCAACACAGTTTGTTTATGGTGGGCCAACCCAGCCCCTTGTACGTCAACCAGTAGAAGGTTCTGGTTTTTCAGTTGCATTAAAAGTAGAAGACGGTGGTACTACTGCCCCGTACTCACTTAAAGGGTTTCAGCTAGAATATCAATTAGGAGCAAGACGTTAGATGGGTGCTACATATTCAAGACAATCATCATATACAGATGGCGATACAATTACGGCGGCTCACACTAACAATGAGTTTGATCAGCTATTAGCTGCCTTTGCCGCAAGTACAGGCCACACACATGACGGGACTACTGCAGAAGGTGGTCCTATTACTAAGCTACTTGGTACATCTATTACGATAGGTGATGGTACTGCAGGTACAGACATTACAGTAACCTTTGATGGTGAAAGTAATGACGGTGTATTTAAGTGGATGGAGGATGAGGATTACTTTGAGTTTTCTGATGATATACTTATTGCGGCTGCGGAAAAGTTACAGTTTCGTGATAGTGCTATCTATATTAATTCTAGTGCTGACGGGCAGCTTGACCTTGTAGCTGACACAGAAATACAGATTGCAGCTACTACTATTGACATTAATGGTAATGCTGATATCTCAGGTAACTTGGGTATTGGTGGTAATCTTACAGTAACAGGTACTACTACCTTCAATGGTGGTACAATTACAATGGGTGATGCAGCCACTGACAATGTTGTATTTGGAGCAGATGTAAACTCAAGCATTATTCCTAATACAGATAGTACATACGATCTTGGTTCGTCTAGTCAGGAATGGCGTGACTTGTACATTGATGGTACAGCTTACGTAGATGCTATCAACTATAATGGTACAGCTATTTCAGCTACTGCTGCTGAACTTAATATCATGGATGGTGTTACTGCTACAACAGCAGAGCTAAACCTTATGGACGGTGTTACTGCTACTACTGCAGAATTAAACATCATGGATGGGGTAACAGCAACTGCTGCTGAGTTAAACATTCTTGATGCAAGTGGTAGTACAATAGGTGATCTGTCAGAGATTAGTACTATTGCTAATGATGATGTATTCCTTGCACTGGATACCTCTGGTGGTGGTATAAAGAAGGTTTCAAGAAGTACTGTAGTATCTGGACTTGCTACCTCTAGTGCTATTTCTAATGTAGCAGAAGATAGCACCCCACAGTTAGGCGGCAACCTAGACCTTAATGGCAATGACATTGTTACTACTTCTAATGCTACACTAGACCTAGCACCTAATGGTACAGGCACTGTTGTTGTACGTGGTAACACTAACTCAGGTGCTGTTGTATTTAACTGTGAAAGTAACAGCCACGGTCAAAAAGTATATGGTCAACCACACTCAGCAGGGGTAACTAATACTCTTATGTTACCTGCAGGTGCTAACTCTACTCTGGTATCACTTGTATCTACAGACACACTTACAAACAAAACACTAACCTCTCCTAAGATTAACGAAGATGTAGCAGTAACTTCAACAGCTACTGAGCTTAACATTCTTGATGGTGTTACAGCTACCACTGCTGAGATTAATCTGATGGATGGTGGGACTTCTGCAGGTACTACGGCGGTAGCTGGTGGTGACGGTATTGTTACTAATGACGGTGGCACTATGCGCCAGACTACAGTAGATACCTTTGATACATACCTGTCAGCTACTACTAAGACACTCACAAACAAAACACTGACTACACCTACACTAACTACCCCAATAGCAAATGCAGGGGTTCAGCTAAAGAATGGTGCTACCTCTGCAGGGTTCCTTGAGTTCTTTGAGGACTCAGATAATGGCACAAATAAAGTAACTCTAATTGGTCCTGCATCTACTGCAGATATTACCTTGACACTACCTAGTACTGCTGGTACACTTGCAACTACTGCAGTTGTAACAAGTACAGCAACTACAGTAGCACAAGATGAAGCAACAGCTTTAGCAATCGCCCTTGGATAAGGAAACAAATTAATGGCAAATACATTCAAGACACTTACAAGGGATGTTGCACCAGCTAGTGCAGGTACTCCTGAAACAATATACACTACCCAATCAAGTACTAGGGCTATCATCTTAGGACTTACTTTAGCTAACGTACACACCTCTCAGGTTACAGCAAGTGTAACTCTGGTTAGTACAACTACACAAACAAGTCAAACACAAAACACTACGGCACACCTAGTTAAAGATGCAGCCATACCAGTAGGATCATCACTGTCTGTACTAGACGGTAAGGTTGTTCTTAACGCAGGTGATATCATTAAGGTAGACTGTAGTGTAGCAGATAAAGTCTCAGTGATTATGAGCTATATGGAGATTGACAGCTAATGAGTAGGCAAGAGAAACTAGCTGCATTAGCAAGCACTGGTATAACAAAAGCTGAACTAGATAACATAGACGGTGGTACAGCCAGAGGTACAACTGCTATTGCTGATGGTGATGGTGTCTTGATCAACGATGCTGGCACAATGCGTATGACTAGTGTTGAGACTATGGCTACTTATATGGGAACTAAAATCACTGGCGGTAGTTTAGTTTATCTTGCTTCCACTGGTGCAATATCCAATGCAGCCAATGTCAGTTTTACACAGTTTGATGCAAGTAAGTATGATAATTATATATTTTATTTAAATCATGTAATTCCTGTTGCAGATAATGTAGATTTATTTATGCGTACAAGTACTGATGGCGGTTCTAATTATGATGCTACTAATGGTAATTATCAATGTAATGGTGCTAATAGAACAGGGTATGTAGTTACTTTTAGTATAGGGTCTGACACAAATGAATATGGTGTTAGTGGTCCTTTTCATTTATATGCACCACATTCAACTTCATATACTTATGCCGATAATTCTAATATAGTATTTCAGTATAATAATGGGGCTGCGGCAAATGCACCCGGATATACAGGAGGCGGTAATGTACGTAAAGTAGCAGAAGATGTTGATGCAGTTCAATTTATAACGTCTTCAGGCAATATAGAAAGTGGCGAAATCGTAATGTACGGCATTGCAAACGGAACATAACACAACAACAAAGGAGGCAGTAATGCCAAGATATCATAATATTAACGGAGAAATGGTTCAGTTCACAGCAGACGAAGAGACTGCACGTGATGCTGAGGAAAAGGCATGGGCTGATGCTGCAGACACACGTGCTGCTGTAGCTGTTCGTGAAGAACGGGATGCACTACTAGCTGCTACCGATTGGTTAGGCAACAGTGATGTAACCATGTCTAGTGCATGGACTACTTATCGTGCAGCACTACGGGACGTACCAGCACAGAGTGGCTTCCCTAATAGTATTACGTGGCCTACCAAGCCTAGCTAAAGGATAGAACATGACCAAAGCAAGAGATACAGCAAACCTAACTGGTAGTGGGGTGGGTCTGTCACTACTAGACATTGATGCAGGTACAGATATTGGTGCTGCTCTTGTAGATGCTGACCTTATGATTGTAGATGATGGGGCTGGGGGTACAAACCGCAAGGCTACCATGAGTAGGTTAGCTACTTATATGGGTACTAAGATTGGCGGTGGGTTAGAGTTTATTGCCTCTACTGATGCTAGTAGTTCAGCTAACGTTTCTTTTACAGGTTTTGATTCAAGTAAATATGATAGCTATCAATTTACACTTGCTAATATTCTACCTGCCACAGATAATGTATTTTTACAGGCTAGAGTATCTGTAGATGGTGGAAGTAATTATTTATCAGCTAGTGATAGTTATATTGTTGATCAAACTACAGCCACATCTGCTGGTGATAGTACAGCTATATACCAATCTTATCAGTCATTAGGAAATGCTTCATTAGATGGTGGCTTTAGTGGTACTTGTAATCTTTTTGGCCCCCAACTCAATGTTCCTACTTATATACGTTTTTCTGGTATATCAAGCAAAACTGATGGACAAATTGATAGATATGGCGGCGATCATTACGGGTCTGGTAAAACTAAAGCGGCTACAGTTGTTAATGCTATTCAATTTTTAATGACAAGTGGTAACATAGCATCAGGAACAATTACTATGTACGGTCTAGTAAACTCATAAGGAAAAACAATGGCAGGTTATATAGGTGGTAAGGTAGCAGTATCAGCACCACAACAGATAGAAACAAAGCACACAATTACGGCAACAGCCAGCCAAACCAGTATTCCTAATGTTGGTTATACTGTAGGTGCTGTGCATGTATATCAAAACGGTATAAGATTAGTAGATGGCACAGACTACACTGCCACTAATGGCTCTACTGTTACACTAGAAACAGGTGCTACTGAAGGTGATCAAATTGTTATTGTGTCCCACGGTAGCTTTGAAACAAGTGATACAGTAAGTAAGGCATCTGGTGGTACGTTTAGTGCTGGCATTACAGTCAATGGTGCTGTTAATGCAAATAGCCTAGTTGTCCCAGATGGTTCAATACCTTTGGTTGACCTAGACATAGACGGTGGCACAGACATTGGTGCAGCACTAGTAGATGCAGACTTGATGGTTGTAGATGACGGTGCAGGTGGCACTAATCGTAAAGCTACAATGTCTAGGCTTGCTACTTATATGGGAACTAAAATTGGTGGAGGTATGGAGTTCCTTGCTTCCTCTGGTGCTATTAGTAATGGTACAGCTAGTGTAATTTTTAATCAATTTGATGCAAGTAAATATGATTATTATATATTTAATATTTTAACTGTAGTACCAGTAAATGATAGTGTACAAATTCTTATGCAGTTATCTGCTGATGGCACAAATTATGATAGTACTAATGGAAATTATCACGAAGAGACTACAGATAAAACTGGGTTGATAGTAAGTCCTGAGAATGTTGCAGGTGCTTCTGGTGAATTAAATGGAGCTAGTATTACAGCAAAACTTTACAATATTCACAGCACTACAGCAAAGACAGCCTTAGACTCTAGGGGAATATATCAAGACGCAGACCCTAAAATAATAAGAGTTGCCCGTTTTTCAAACTATGAAGCATCTGCGGCTGCTCATACTGCTGTAAAGATTCTTTTTAGTAGTGGTAATATTGAATCAGGCGAAATCACCATGTTCGGCGTAGTTAATTCATAAGGAAACAGAATGTCAGGATATATAGGCGCAATACCTACCCCACAGGCTACACAAAGTCGGGACGTATATACAGCCACATCAAATCAAACTACATTTACTACCCAAGGGTATACCCCTGATCTTGTTTCTGTATATCTTAACGGGGTACACTTAGCAAGGGCAGACTATACAGCTACCAATGGGTCAGACGTTGTGTTGGCCTCTGGTGCATCAGCTAATGACACAGTAGAGATTGTAGCCTTTGGTTCTTTTGAATCAAGTAGTAGTGTATTTACAAGTGATGTAGTAGCCTCTGGTGCTACACTTCAAGCCACAGGTGACACAGCAGCAGGGGATGATGCAGCTATTGGTTACACTGCAGCAGAAGGTATTATCATTACTGGTCAGGGTACAACCAATGATGTAACCATTAAGAATGATGCAGACGCAGACGTAATTGAGATACCTACAGGCACTACTTCCGTAACCATGACAGGCTCACTAAAGCCTCTGACATACCAAGAAACATATGTAGCTAATAGCACAGGTTCTACAACTACACTTGATCTAGCTACAGGCACATCTTTTTCTGTTACACTATCCGAGAACACTACCTTTGCATTTAGCAATCCACCTACAAGTGGTACAGCATACAGCTTTACTTTGTTTATTACTCAACCTGCGTCAGCTAAAACTATTGCTTGGCCCGGATCAGTAGATTGGGCAGGAGGATCAGCACCAGATGCACCGGGAAATAGTGAAGTAAACGGATACGGTTTCTTTACACGTGATGGTGGTACTACTTATTACGGCTTCCTTGGAGGGGCAGCACTTGGCTAAGTCATTCTTCAATACAGGACTGTTAGGTGCGGCTGGTTCTTCTGCACCGTCAGACGATCAGTTCAACCGTGTTAGTTTTCTGTCTCATTTTGAGGGAAGTAACAACGGTGTAAACAATGCGTTTGATGATAGCTCTGCCAGCAACCACACCATCACAGCCAACGGCAATGTAACCCAAGGCTCCTTTGGGCCATTTGCTAGACCAGATGGTGAATGGGGTGTGTCGTTTGATGGTGGTAGTTATGTAACTAGCAATTATTTGCAAGTGGCTGAAAGCTCTGACTTTGACTTTGGCACTGGTGATTTTACTGTTGAGCTATTCTTTTTTAATAGGGCATATGGAGCATATTATGACTATTTAGTTACGTTTGGCAATAATGTTAGTGCAACAACTTCTTTTGGAATATATCTTGGCAGTGGAACAAACATTAATTTGTGGAACAATGGAGCAATAGCTAGTTCAACGTCCTACAATAAAAATCAGTGGTATCATCTAGCAGTTGTTAGAGCCTCTGGTACAGTTAAAGTTTATTTAGACGGCAGTGAAATAAAGTCAGCTAGTCTTTCAAGTGATATATCAAGTCCCGGAGGTATGAATGTTGCGAATTGGCGATTATCTGGTGATGGTCAATATTTTAATGGGATAATTAGCAACCTAAGAGTAGTTAAAGGCACAGCAGTTTATACAGGAAACTTTACTGCACCTACAAGCAAGCTGACTGCTATTACAAATACTGTTTTACTGACCTGTCAATCAAACAGGTTTGTTGATAACTCTGCAACAGGCCACACTGTAACACCGTATGTGTCACCAGCAGTAACAGCATTTGGCCCATTCCTGTCCAGCAGTGTGTATAAAGCATCGGTAAACGGGGCGAGTAGCATAGGCGGTTATGTTGCGGCTGCAACTAGCACGGATTGGCAGTTTGGTTCTGGGAACTTTACAGTAGAGTTTTGGACATACCCATTAGGAACAGGTAATTGGGTTATTGCTCACGGTGATGGGAGTATCGCAGGTACATCTATAAGTTGGCAATATGGTCATGGCACTTTTGATTTTTATTATGGTTCATCTTATGTTCAAATAACTTCACCAACTTTAACTTTAAACAGTTGGCAACATATTGCGGTGGTTAGAAACGGGGCAACGATAACCGTTTATAAAGATGGCACGTCTACGGGTACAGGTAATATTGGCAGTAATACGTTAAACACAGGTGGTACTGATCCTTTTTATGTTGGCAATTATCCGGACGCAGGAAGTGGCTATATAAATGGCTACCTGTCTGACGTTAGAGTAGTCAAAGGCACAGCCGTTTACACCAGCAACTTCACCCCACCAACAGCCCCATTAACAGCCATCACCAACACCAAGCTATTGCTAAACATGGCTGATGGTCAGGCGATTGACAGTGCTGCTCAAAATACGTTGACGTTGGTTAACGATGCTAAAACAAGCACCACTAGAGCCAAGTTTGGTAACACATCTTTATATTTAGATGGCTCTGATTATGCCATCATAGAAAATAGCCAAAGCAGAGCATTTGGCACAGGCGATTTTACCGTTGAATTTTTTATCTGGTTAAACGGAAGTCCAGATCAATTTGATTATATTTTTGATATGCGTAGCAGTTCAGATTTAACTTACACATGGGCTTTGTCATTTAATTATATGGGTTCAGCAACTAATGATGAATTGCAATGGGCCAGTAATAATACCTCCCCAAATGCTATTTTAAGAGCAGTTTATCCTTCACTAAATCAGTGGGTACATATAGCCGTATGTCGCTCTGGAACCACCACCCGTATGTTTTATGACGGCACTCAGGTTGCAATTAATACTAGCGATTCCGCAGATTATAGAAACACGGGCTATCAAGGTTATATTGGATGTAGGCATTCTCTTGAAACTTATATTGATGCGTATATGGACGAAATTCGTTTTAGCAAATTTGCCCGTTACACAAGCAACTTCACAGCCCCGACAGAACCATTTGCAGATAAAGGACAAGACGCATGAAGATAGCACGATTAGATGGCAGCACTATAGGCGAGATAGCAGACCACAAGTCTCTGTTCCCCAACACTAGCTTTCCCAAGTCTGGACCTGATGCGGATTGGCTTGCAGCTAACTCATGTGCGGAAGTAGTTGTCTTCTTAGCTTATGACTCAGCCACACAGAAGAATGAATCTGTAACACCGTACTTATCAGACGGTAAAGTATATACACACCGTGTCACAGACATGACTACTGATGAACGTGCTGCTGTAGTCACTGCTGCTAATGTTGAAGTAGCTAGACTTAACAGAGCAGAAAGAGATAAACGTCTAGCTGCATGTGATTGGGTTGTAACAAAAGCACTTGAAGCTGGTGGGTCTGTACCGTCTGCATGGGTAACTTACCGTACAGCACTACGTGATATTACTACTCACTCTAACTGGCCTAACTTGGCAAGTCCTGACATGGAAGGCAAAGGGGGCGATTGGCCTGTGGAGCCTAGCTAATGGATATCAACTGGACATTAGTAACAATAGCAGGGGCATTACTAGCACAGGGTGCTGCTGTAGTATGGGCAGTGTCCAGCATGGTATCAGACATTAAGTACAACAGGGCTGAGATAACTGATGTAGAAACTAGCACAGCAAGACTAGCTGATGATATACATGAGAATGACGTAATGATTGCACGTATTGATGCAAATGTAGAAGCAAT